GAAAAGTGGAGCGTTTTATACACCTATAAATAAAAAAAGCCCGCAGAGTTTTTACGCTCCGCGGGCTTGATAATAGTTATCACGAATATTTAATGAAGGCATCCTTAAATCCTGCTGCCTGAACCTTTTTGAGCATGTTTTCGGCGTTTTCTTTGACGGAATATGCCCCGACTTGCACACGATAAAGCTTTTTCGGCTCAGTCGGTGTCGGTGTTTCCGGCACCTCCGCAAGAAGCCTTTTGACCTCCGCTCGGAATGTGTCCATCGACTTACCATGCTTCGGAAACCAATTTTTCGGATCACCATGATTGGAAGCGATTCCTTTCTGGTATCCTTCGTAATGCCCGATTATATCCTTCTCCGTCAGCCCATACTGCTTGCAGAGATAAACACAAAGCTCCACAGCTTCCTTGTATACCTTGTTGAAATAGCTTGCATCGGTCAGTCCATCTTCACAAATTTCAAAACTGATATGAGTATCGTTGACTGAGCCTTTTGAACCGGAGCCACCATGCCAACCTCGATGATTCCACGGGAGGGTTTGGTATGTTGCGATACTGCCATCCGCCAGTTTGCCAATAAAGGCATGTACACAGACCTGCCGCCCATCCGGCTTATCCTGATTCCAATGGTTATTATACTGGTTCTTGCCCAACAGACCGTCATCTGGACCCACATAGCGTTTGAGGTTTGGGTTATTTGCCCCGGTAGAATGCACCATGATACCCTTAGGAGTGATAGTTCGGCCTGCTTTGTAGCAAGCATTGTTGGTCAAAATGAGTTTATGGAGGTTCATTTCGTTTCGCCGTCCTTTCCATGAAGCTGTGCCAGCACACCTTTTAACTTTTCAGGCACAGGTAGCCCAATAGCCGTGGCATTCTCAACAAGAGAAATACCCTCATTAGCAATGTAGAAGAAGATAATCGCTGTACGAAGCGGTGCTCCCGTGCCGCCGAGCAGGTAAGTGTCAATGAGATGACCAATACCGACCACAAGGAATAGCGCTACCTTCTTGGCGATACCCTGTGCTCCGATTCGGCTGGAAAGCTTCTTCTCCACAATTGCACGAAGCACACCAGTGATGTAGTCGACAACCACAAAGGCAATGAGTGCGTAAAGGAAACCGTCTAATCCGCCTAAATACCAGCCAAGGGTTCCTCCAATGGCTGTAAACACAACCTGAACCCAAGTCCAAATCTCTTTCATTTTCCTTTTACCTCCTGTTTTTTCGCATAAAAAACGCCTGCTAAAATAAGCAGGCGCGAATGCCGATATTAATGATTATTCTTTAACTCTGTTTCGGGAGTGCCTCCCAAAGCCGCAAGTCTTCCTGACCGAGTGACCATAAGGCAAACCCACGCAAACCCCATCGGTATGCAGCTTCATTTGCCCAGTATACGATCGAATCTACGTCTTGGTAGTAGACGATACCAAAACCATCCCCATCGCCGAGGAATATCCTCGAGCACCAGACATTGATATCACGTGGTGTGAATTTTGCAGTATAGTCAGCGTTGCAGGGAATGTATAGCATCGCTGAATGCACAAAGTCGTAATCCATCGAGATATCCTCACTTCTGGTAGAGGATTCCTCCACATCTGAGGTAATCGTAAATACCTCGAATTCATTGTCCCATGTAACGTTATTCCGGGCGATCCTGCCGTAAGTTTCGGTAGTACCGTTTGGCATCGTCACATCAAAAGCTTCATACGGCTCGTAAGTCCAGGCATCGCCTAAACGCAGAAGTTCACACTTGATTTCATTGTCCGACCGAATACCACAATAACCGCTTGTCGGTGATACCGTGGCTGTGAAGCGGAGGGTGTTGCTGTTTCCGGAATAAACCCTCACGCGGTTGCCGCGTTTCCTCATTTCGATGAGATACATATTGGGGTTTGTTCGGATATCGGAGACGGGTGTTTTAGAGTAAGCTGATCCATAACTGCCGAGCAAAACAGATCCTTGATAGAGTTCCACTTGCTGCGTGTCAATGTTGATACAACAGAAGATGTTGCCAATAAATACCCCAGCGCGCCCGCTTCCGTTATGAGGGAAAGCAAGCCGAGCTCGAAGATGAACATCAGAGAAACTGTCATATCTCCAGGCAAGCTGGCCACTACCTTCCAGCTGTGAGTAAACCCTGCCGGTTGCATATTCATCGCTTCGCCAGACTGCCCAATTGCCTGAAAGCGTAGTCCAGTAAGTGCTTTGCAGTGTGATGGGGTCCCGGAAGTCCTCATACCACACTAAAGCCGAGTCGGGTTTTCTTCGAAGAATCTCGGTGGTCAGCTTGAAGCCTTTGTCCGGAACAGCCATACTCCCGTTCACGTCCTTGAAACTGCGCGGTGAGAGTTCAAAGGTAGCTGAACCCGCTGAGGGCCGTTCTGAAAACGATGAGCAAAGACGAAAGCCATATAATTGTGCGCCAATCACACCTCCGTCAACGGTGATGGTGTGTTCTCCTGCCGACAAGCTGTGCTCTTTGGCAAGAGCCACCCAGAAGGTGCTTCTCCAATATGGCCACCATAGGCGGCTTTCGTAAAATCCGACCGAGGAACCGTCAAGTGAAATGTTGATACCGTTCTTATCCCAATACGGAAAGCAGATACGGACGGCAACATCATAAACTCCCGATTGCGGAACGGTAAATTCGTAGGTGGCTATACCCGTTTCTGATGAGAGCGTAATCATGCCGTTACCAATAACCACACCCTCTGTATAACTATCCGGCACACCGTCCCGGTCAATATAGATTGTGCCAAACTCTGCCTTTTGTGTTTTTCCGTAGCAAGTTAAGTATCGTCGGCGGTTGTAGGTTTCCCCGATGATAGGGGCTTCTCGGTCGGTTGCATCGCCGCCCTCAGCATAATCGTATACCTGAGGGAGCATATACGGTACCTGATCGTAATCGTCCCAGTAGGCAAGCCACGGTATCATCGGCTGCGGAGGAGCATTACCCGTGAAGTTATACCCGCCTTCCGCCCATATTTTAGCGGCATAGTAGGTAAGCGACACGCCACGATATGTCTTGCCGAGGTCTGCAGGGTTTGCATATATCTGCCACTCCCAACCGTAACCCGGCAAACCCATATAGATCTTTTGCGGTTTCATTACTCTTGCGGCATAATCATACACACCGACAAGCCAGTCCCGCGGAGAGACAGGACCCGGTGCACTGCCAGCCCAAGCCATACCGTAGGACATAATCGCTGCCGTGTCGCAGTACGCATCGAGATCGGCATAGACACACCAGTTCTCACCGCCGACAGAGCCTTGGACGCCAGTCATACCGGGTAAACAGATATTGACCAGTTTTGTGGGATTGTACGCTTTGACGGTTTGGTATATATCGCGAAAGAGGATATTTGCTGCGTCCTTGTTCTCATACCCACCGCCGCGCTCCAAGTCGATATCCACACCAGCGCACCACGGGTATTTCTGCATGATCCGCACTAACTCAGATAGAAACTTAGTCTTTGCACCATTTTCGTTATTCCGCAGAGCAGTGAATATAGAAGCTGTTCCGTGATTCATCACGGTAAGAAACCAACGCACTTTGGGCCATTTGTTGATGTATGGCATCATGCTGGATATCGGTGTACCTGTTTCGGTTATCGTTCCTGATATGTCCACCTCAAAGGTGAAAATGCCGACGGCTTCAAAACGGTCTCCGTAATTATTCAAGGCTTGGTGCATTCGGGTGTTGCCCATGAACGACCATACCATGCATTTCTTTCCCTTAAGATAATCCCTGCTCATAAGCGCGGATCTCCTTCCATCATTTCTACATATTCAAGGTAGACCCTCGCCGATTTTCCACTTTCCAGCTTAATCTGATGCTTACTGTCATAAGCTGCGGTATATTGATAAAATCCATCCTTGGATGTGGGACTGCCATTTCGCAGACATTCCCTTGCCACAGCTTTTAAGGCAAATTCATCACCCGCATTCACCGCCGATGTAAATTTGCACTTATGTGAACCCATGCCCTGTGAAATTTCAATGCTTCCCGCCGACATTGGCTGTTTCGGATAGATATATAAATCAAGACCCGCTGAGGTTTCTCCGGTGTTAAAAAGGACAAGAGTCGCACTGCCACGCACCACGGCATTTTGGTAGCGAGGAGTATTTCCGCTATTTCGGAGCATAACGTTGTTGTGGGGCGTATAGCCTGTCAGTTTGTCGCCTTCTTGAAGTTGAAGGTCGGTATAGTAAATCTCGCCAGTACAGTCGGCAATGAGAGGACGGAGGGTGACGTTCACGATTCGTTTTTCCTCTTTGAGCTTAATTACCTCTGCAAATCGGATGAAGTTGTTAATGACCATAAGTACCACCTACCCATCGAGAGTCCATTGAATTTCACAGACATGGCCGACCCAGCCCGTGGCAACGACACCTGCTTGAAGCATTAGATCAGTGAAGAATACTTCTCCCGTGCAATTCTGTATAACGAGTCGAATGGTGATGGAGCGCAGCCTGCCATAACCTCTGGGTGATGCATCCCGCGCCACTTGTTGAAAAGATACCATGCAAATTCACCGTCCTCTCAATACAAATCAATAAATCGTGTTTCGGTTGTCCCGTCCTCGTATTCAAATACTAGCTCGATACCGACCTGTCCGTTCGTTCCCTTGCTTAGGTTATTCGATCCTATTTGCGCCGATATGGTGTAGCTGCGTCTTGATGCCGGATAAACTGTTTGGGCCATACTTTTGGTCATATTCGCTACGCCAACTGCCTTAAAGGAAGCTGTACCGGATACACCGTTTTCAGTATCCACTTCAAAACCGCTATTTTGCCAATAGGCGAAGCCGTCATCGGCTCTACTATTTCTCAGATGGTTGAACGGTACCATATCCTTTATTTCCTGCCCGATGAGGTTGCTTTGGTCGAACTGGTCTGCAATCGTCGAGGAGGAAGAGTCGCCCAGTTCTCTAAGTTTCGTGGAGAGTTCCAGTACGGTTTTCCATGGCTCTTGAAGGTTGTACTGGCGGCGCACAATT